GAGACGGAAATTGCGAACTACGAGGAAATCCCCGCCAAGCCAGGTTTGGGGTTCACGCACGGCACGACAGAGACGCTAGTGCACAAGTACTCAAATGGTTCCCGGAAGTGGCGAAGCTTCGACGCAAAGAGCTTCGACATTTCCGCCCCAGGATGGGGTCTAGCAGCAGTGCGGGAGATCAACGAACGCCTCTGCTCCAACCCTTTCGGCCAAGCTTGGGAGAACTGGAAAGATTTGAGCCGCGCCAGAGAACAGGCGGCACTGTATGGGAAGTTCGTCTTCTCCAACGGTGTCGTCTGCAAGAAGACGCGGCCATGCATCCAGCCCTCCGGAAGGTACACCACCATCTCAAGCAATTGCAAGCTGGTCATCCTCCTTCGAGAACTCTACGACATTGAGAAGGGGGTGCCGATTCGGCCCGACACGATCGTGGCCATGGGTGATGACACCGTCCAGGATGGAATTGAGGATGCTGATGACTTTGTCTCGCACCTCCAGATACGCTACGGCGTGCAGCTGACAATCGAAAGCGAACCAGGGGAATTCGCCGAGCAGAATTTTTGCTCGAAGAAATTCGTGAGGCTGCCATCGGGAGTTCATGTCCCGGTCCCGCTCAATTGGGACAAAAACATGTACGAGCTCAGTCACGTGGAGAGTAAGGTGTGCAAGAACGCCGAAAACCTCCGCGCCAATCGTGCCGGCGCACTGAGATCTCTATGCTGTGAGTATGCGTTCCATCCCAACTTCCATCTCCTGCATGAAAAGCTGGCCCAGCAAGCGCCGGGCAGCTTCAGGTCTGCTGACTACTTCAAGGAAAGTCTGACTGGCTTCGAGTAAGCTGATGACTCAGCTTGGTTCGGCTGAAAAGAACAGATCTGCCTCAACATGGGGCATTCCAAGAAGAAGAAAGCGGGGTCAGTGAAGAAGGCTGCGAAAGCAGCCGCTGAGCGGGCCCTGCGCAAGCAGGTCACAATCAAGGGACACGGCGACTACAGGCCAACTTCCTTCCAGCGGGTTCGCGGGAAGGGAGATTACTTCGGGGACGTCCTCGGAGGGCTTGGGCAGAAGCTGGGGAACTGGGCCCAAGGCAAGTTTCGGACCCTCACGGGTATGGGGGACTACAAGACCAAGGGCCCCAATAAGAATTCTCTCGTCAAGATGGTGCAGCGTGCTGCGCAGACAGACGCGGAGAACAAGTCGAACGGTCCCTCACAGAACCCGTTCGAGATGGGAGCGATGGGAGTGAAATTCTCGGGGAAGGCCCCGCGAATTCAGCACCGCGAGTATATCTGCCCGATTTTGGCCCCGTCCAATCCGGCAGACTTTAACACGCAGGTGTTCCCCATCCAGCCTGGACTCAGTGGAGTGAATTCAGTGATGCCCTGGGGCGGGACCGTGTTCCGCAACTTCTTGGAGTATGAGCTCCACGGAGGCGTGTTCGAGTTTGTTTCGTGCAGCTCGAACTTCTCCGCGAGTTCTGCTCTTGGTACGGTGTCGATGAGTACGCTCTACGACGCGTCAGAGCCCACACTTGACTCCCTTCTGGCGGTGAACAACAACGAGTACACAACAATGGCGCCACCAAGCGCCTCGTTTTACCACCCGTTGGAGTGCGCCCCGAAGGACCAACCGGTCGGAGTGCGCTTCGTGCGTTCAGGCAACGTGCCTGCGGGGTCAGACTCGCGTTTCGATGATTACGGAAG